ACTCGTAAGCATTATATTGAAAATATGAATTATAATGATGTTACGGCTATTTCTGTCACTCTTCCGGAGCCCTCACAACAAAACAAGCAGCCATAATTTAAAAAAGCCCTAAATACTTTAGGGAAATTATGGCAACACCAACATCAAGAGAAACACTAATAGAATATTCACTTCGTCAACTGGGAGCCCCAGTTGTAGATATAAACGTGGATTGGCAACAGTGCGAAGATCGTTTAGACGATGCTTTACAATTCTTTACAGAACGTCATTTTGATGGTGTAGAAAAAACTTATTTTAGTTATCAAATTACATCTACAGATATGACCAACAAGTACATATCTGCAAACGACATTCCAGCAGTAGCAACAGACGGACCAACCGGAAAAGAAATAGTATCCATAGTTAAAGTATTTCAATTTGGTCCTTTTACCAATATCAACATGTTTGATATTAGATATCAAATGGCTTTAACAGATTACTTCGGAATAAATAGAAATTTATCGGGTCACGGAAATGCTATGGGTCTGGCTGGTTATGATTCTGTTAAACGATACATTAAACTTATTGAAGATTTATTTCAACCAGAAAAAGCAGTAAGATTTAGTAAAGTAACCAATCGAATTTATATTGATACTAATTGGGCAACAGAAATGAAAGCCGGTGATTATATTATGATTGAAGCATATGCTGCTTTAGATCCCGCAAAATATACAGAAATATTCAATGATCGTTATTTAAAGCGATATGTTACTGCTTTAATTAAAAGGCAATGGGGCGCCAATATGTTAAAGTATGATGGTGTTGCTTTGCCCGGTGGTGTAACTTTAAAAGGTTCTCAGATATATGCTGATGCGGTACAAGAAATTGGTGTAATAGAACAACAAATGATGTTAGAATACGAGCTACCAGTAAACTTTATGACAGGTTAATATGGCTGTAAATCCTTATTTTAAAGATTATTCTGGTGAACAAACTCTAGTAGAAGATCTTACTGTAGAGATCATTAAAACTATGGGCAGGGATATGTTTTACATTCCCAGAGATATTCTTAAGAAGAATGATTTGTTTGGTGAAGGGGCTGAAGTATCGTATACTAAAGGTATTCCTATAGAAATGTATATAGAATCTTATGGTGGTTTTGAAGGACAAGGAGACGTTATATCTAAATTTGGTATTGAAGTTAAAGACAATATAACTCTTGTTGTTGCACGAAAACGATTTGAAAACGAAATAAAAACTAGATATACTTCAATAATTCGGCCAAGAGAAGGTGATTTAATATATTTTCCTCTGTCAAAGTCTCTTTTTGAAATTAATTTTGTTGAGCACGAAAATCCATTTTATCAATTAGGTAAACTGTACTCTTATAAATTAATGTGTGAACTCTTCACTTATAATCAAGAAAATATTGAAACCGGAAATACTGATATTGATTCTGTGGAATCAGACAGACACGAAGCAATAACCAAACTAACACTTTCTTTAATAACTGGAGCGGGTATAACTTATCCTTCAATAACTTCTTTATTCTTAGGAGAAACCGTATATCAAGTTGCGGGAATTACAGGAGCAGGAGCTACTTTATCGATTGCGACAGCCACAGCAATAATGGCAAAAGAAGGAACCAGAGAAGGAAATACAGCTTACGCATATATTGCAAATACTTCTGGTAACTTTATTGACAGCACCAGTTTAAATCAGAGTATTAAAGGTGCAGTATCTGGTCTTGAATATTATGTTTACAACAAAGAATCAACAAATGATGTTGCTATAATAAATCCTATAAACAATACTCTTGATGGTGATAATGATACTTTAGAACTGGATAGAAAAGAAAATAATATATTTGATTTTACCGAAACTGATCCGTTCTCAGAAGGACGATACTAATGTTTAATCAGTACTATAATGCTTCAATTAAAAAACTAGTAATTGCTTTTGGTAATTTGTTTAATCAGATTCAATTAGAAACTAAAATAGACGGAAACACGGCTGTTATTACTGTGCCTTTAACATACGGACCAAAAGAAAAATTTATACGAAGATTAAACGAGCCCAGCTCTATTTCTGATACCACAAGAATACAAACTTCACTTCCTAGAATGGGATTTGAAATTTCATCAATTATGCCTGATCCTGCTAGGCGATTAAACAGACTAAATCAACGAGTAGATTTTAATACTACAACCGAAAAATCTAAAAGAATGTTTTCGGAAGCACCATATAATATAACATTTACGTTATATGCTTTTACTAGAAACATAGACGAAAATTTACAAATAATGGAAGAAATTCTTCCATATTTTTCTCCAGAATTTATAGTTTCTTTAAATATGAACGATCTGCATCAAAAAGTAGATGTTCCAATAGTATTAAATGATGTAGGAATGACCGAAATTTACGAAGGTGATTTTTCTACAAGAAGATACATAACTAGTACGTATAAATTTACTGCTAAAGCATATGTGTATGGATACTTGAAGAAAGATGTTGAAGGCGGAATTATTAGAGATGTTGATGTTGATATTTTTGAAGATAAAGAATCTCCACTCGCTGACATATTAATTGGAGAGTTGGGTATTACCGGTTAATTTATGAATGATAAAGATATAATTTCTGAAAGCTTAGATATTGGGTTTTCTTCTTCAGAAGAAACTTCGTTGGCTATTCCTGTAACAAATACAGACCCAACTAAAGCTAAAGAAGATATGGAATATGCAAAAAAGAATATAAAGGGGTTGATTGAAAATGGAAACTATGCTATTCAAGAAATAATAAAAATAGCCACTGCAGGGGATTCGCCTAGAGCATATGAAGTTATTGGTCAATTATTAAAAACAGTTTCTGACATGAATAAGGATCTTTTACAGCTGCACAAAACAGTAAAAGAAGTAGAAAAAGAAGAAATAACCGTGAACAATACTACGAACAATTCTATTTACGTAGGATCTACCAGCGAACTGCAAGACCTTATAAATCAAGATAGAAGCAGATTAAAGGCTATTAAAAGCCAGAAATTTTTAGACAATGGGGTACAATAAAAAAGAAGGATATTTAGGTAATTCCAACTTAAAACAAGTTGGAACTAAAATAGAATTTACAAAAGAACAGGTTGAAGAATATATCAAATGTTCTAATGATCCTGTTTATTTTATTAAAAAATACATCAAAATTGTAACTCTAGATAAAGGTTTAGAGCCTTTTGAGCTATACGATTATCAAGAAAGAATAGTTAATACAATTCAAGATAGCAGATACGTTATAGCAAAACTGCCTCGCCAAACAGGAAAAAGCACGACCATAGTGGCTTGGTTGGTTCATTATATACTATTTAATCAAAGCGTGAATGTTGCTATTCTTGCAAATAAATTAAAAACTGCTACAGAAATTATGAAACGCTTAAAAGAAGCGTATGAATATCTTCCTAAATGGTTGCAGCAAGGAGTAGTGGAATGGAACAAAACTTCTATTCAATTAGAAAATGGTTCTAGAGCTATGGCCTCTGCAACTTCTGCTTCTGCTGTTCGTGGTGGTTCATACAATGTTATATTCTTAGATGAGTTTGCTCACGTTCCGCCAAATATTGCTGACGAATTTTTTAGCTCAGTGTATCCTACGATTACATCCGGCCAAACCACTAAAGTTATTATAGTATCTACTCCCAATGGGATGAATATGTTTTACAGTCTTTGGAAAAATGCAAATAAACCTAAAGGCGATCCCACAAAGAATGAATATACACCTATCGAAGTACATTGGAGTCAAGTTCCATTATATCCCAACGGACCTTTGCGCGATGAAGCATGGAAAGAAAAAACTATAACTCAGTTAGGTGGCGGAGCAAGTGGAGAAAAGAAATTTCAGAGCGAGTATGAATGTGATTTTATCGGCTCGTCGGACACTCTTATATCGTCTTATAAATTACACACTCTGACCGCTATTTCTCCTAAACATAAAAGTAAAGAAGGATTATGGGTGTATCAAGAACCTAAAGATACTCGTACATACGTTATGACTGTAGATACGTCAAGAGGTCAAGGAAAAGATTACAGTGCTATCGTAGTTTTTGATATTACCCAAACTCCGTATAAAATTGTTGCAAAATACAGAAATAATATTATTTCTCCCATGTTGCTTCCAACAGTAGTAGCAGCAATTGGAAAAAAATATAACAATGCGTATGCGCTTATTGAAGTAAATGATATTGGTGCTCAGGTGGCTGATATATTACATTACGATTTAGAATACGATAATGTGCTTATGAGCATGAATAAAGGAAGAAGCGGACAGGTTCTTAACGGCGGATTTGGTAGAGGAGACGCTATATTTGGTGTTCGTACCACCATGCAAGTTAAAAAATTAGGTTGTTCTATATTAAAAAGTATGATAGAACAGGATAAATTGCTTGTAGAAGACGAGGACATTATACTAGAACTTTTATCGTTTGTCGCCAAAAATAATTCGTATAGCGCGGATGAGGGGCATACAGACGATTTAGCTATGTGTTTAGTTTTATTTTCTTGGTTAACCAAACAAACGTATTTTAAAGAAATTACTGATATTGATATTCGTAGAGAATTATTTCAAAAAGAAATGAAAGAAATAGAAGACGACGGCTGGTTGGGATTTGGATTTATTTCTAGTTACGATTTAGAAGACGGTAATCAAACGTGGGATGGTAAAGATAATTGGAAAAAGTCTTAAAAACTTAAAAATAATATATATTTGTGTCTTTAAAACTGTATTTGTCATGAGCGGGTGATACAAATTTCAAACAAGAGGAACCACCATGGCATTACCTTCAGTCACAGTAACAACTCAAGATCAAACCTTCTTTTTAAGCGAAACTAACGAAAGTGCAGTTCCATTAGTAGGAGCTTTTTACAGTCCCAACAATCTTGTTGGTATTTTAGGAAGAACTTTAGGTTCTTCAAGAGAAAAACAAGAAGGTGTTATGCTTGTAACCAATCCCGGAGATTGGGCTGCTCGTTTAACAGAAAATGGTATTACTGCAGGACCAACCGGAGGCTGGGCTACAGATTGGTGGTGTGTGAACAACTTCCTTAAATATGGTGGAAGTTGTCTTGTAGGCGGAACCGGAAGTGAAGTTTATACTACTTATAATGCAGACAATACTCCACTTCACAAGAAAGATTACGATATTGATGTAGCATTTGCAAGCACCGGATCCAACAGCATTACAGTTGCTTTAAATCTGGCAGACGACCGAGGTGATTGTTTTGCGGTTATTGGATCTACTTTCTCTGCACAAATTCAAACAGATTTAACCAGTCAAGATATATGGCCAACAGCTGCTTCTGGTAGCGAAAAATATGTATTAGTGTATGGTCATAAACGATTCTTTGACGACAGCACAGGTTCTCAATTACTAAGAACCATTACTGTTGCTCCAGATGTTGCTGGTTGTTTTGCTAGAGCACGTCGTGATACTAATTCTTGGACCACTCCTGCAGGTTTCCGAAGAGGAAGAATTTTAGGAGTATTGAGTATGGTTCAATCAGTAGATTTATCTTCTACTCTTGCTACACAAATTGATGGTGATGGCGGAAACATTGTAACTACTATTCCCGGTAGAGGCACATTCTTAATGGGCAACAATACTGCTTATTCTACCACAACTAGTGTTTTAAAGAAAATTAATGTATCTCTGCTTGTAAATTACATTAAGAAACAACTTACTGTTCTTGCTACAGATCTGCTGTTTGAGCTAAACAACGAAAATACACGAAATCTTTTCTTAAGTGCTGCTCAACCAGTTTTAAGAAACATTGAAGCTGCCGGTGGTTTATATGAATATAGAGTAGTATGTGATGCTTCAAACAATGGTCCAGATATAGTTGATGCTAACAAATTTGTTGCTGATGTGTATATTAAGCCAGCAAAGACCGCAGAAACTATAATCATCAAGATCATTCCAGTTAATACTGCAACAGTACTATAAGTTAAAAATTAAAGTTATAAAGTAAAGGACAAAAAATGGCACAGAGTATAGACGACTTTATCCAAGGATTTCAAGGCGGGACAAGAACCAACAGATTTATTGTAGAAGGTTCTATAGGTGATGCCAATTCTAATTACGGTAATTTTACCGCTTTTCATATAAGAGCTACCAACCTTCCTTCTGCAAAAATGGGAATAATTCCTATTTCATATAGAGGCCGTGTGGTAAATTATCCCGGCGACAGAACATATGATCCATGGCAAATAGTAGTTTTGGATGATACCGATTCTACAAATCTTTACGATTCTTTTCATAATTGGCATAACAGTATCAACAATCACTCAACTAATATTTCAAACGGCAATATTGGTACTGTAGACGGTTATGTGAATTTTGGTAATGATTTTACTGTAACTCACTTAGACGTTAACGGCGGGCAAGCATCAGGCAGAAAGTTCACTTTAAAGAATGCTTGGCCTATAGAAGTAGGACCGATTGCGCTTGATATCGGTCAAATGGATACTTTAGTTACTTTTGCTGTAACCTTTGTTCACACTGGTTACGAAGTAATCTAAAAAATACCACAATTAAGCACAAAAAACGAAGCTTTGGCTTCGTTTTTTGTTTTATGGAACTCTTATAAATATAATTACCTATGGAATTATTTGGTTTTAACATAACAAAAAGAAAAGAAGAAAAAACACAAGAACAACTCATAACTCCAGACAGTTATGACGGTTCTTATGTGCTTGAAACTGGTGGTATTTTTGGTACATATGTAGATTTTTCTGGAGCAGCTAGAGACGAAAACGCTCTAATACAACAGTATCGTTCCATGTCTTTATATCCAGAAGTGGATATAGCAATTGAAGATATTGTTAATGAAGCTATAGTTTTAGACAGTGACAGAAAACCAATCAAGCTAAACTTAGATAATGTTAATCTTTCAGAAACAATAAAAACTAAAATATACACCGAATATAATACTATATTGAAACTTTTAGATTTTAGTAATCGTTGTCACGACATTTTTAGAAAATGGTATATTGATTCCAAAGTATTTTACTTCAAGAAAGTAGATAAGAACGATCCTAGAAAAGGCATACAAGAATTAGTGCCTATAGATCCTCTAAAGATTAAAAAGGTACGAAAGATAGAAAAAGAAAAAGGTTATGTTTCTAGCACTGTACCATTTAGTCCGGTAAAATCTATAGAAGATTTTTATGTGTATACCGACACCGAAAAAGATGCACAATTTCCTACACCACAAAGTGGATGGAAAATTTCTCCAGACACTATTTCTTATGTGCATTCAGGCATTGTAGACCAAACTTCTAAACGTGTTGTAGGGTATCTACAAAAAGCTATACGACCATTAAACATGCTTAGACAGATTGAAGACGCGGTTGTTATATACCGCATCTCTAGAGCTCCAGAACGTCGTATATTTTACGTAGACGTAGGTAATCTTCCCAAGCAAAAAGCAGAACAATATTTACGTGAAATCATGAATAGGTATCGTAACAAAGTAATTTACGATCCTAATACTGTCCAAATAAAAGATGAACGTAATCATATGAGCATGTTAGAAGATTTTTGGATGCCTCGACGCGAAGGCGGCAAAGGCACTGAAATTTCTACACTAGATGGCGGGCAAAATCTAGGAGAAATGACTGACGTTGAATATCTGCTTCGTAAAGTGTATAACGCTCTTTCTGTTCCTATTTCTCGTATGATGCCAGACAGTGGATTTAACATGGGAAGAAGTGCAGAAATTACCAGAGACGAGGTACGATTCAATAAATTTGTTAGTCGTTTACGACAGCGATTCAGTTTACTGTTTTTAGATCTACTAAAAACACAAGTGCTGTTAAAAGGAATAATGACAGAAGAAGACTGGAATCGTATTTGCCAAGACATTTCTTTCCGGTTTAATCAAGATTCGTATTTCGTAGAAATGAAAGAAAATGACATTTTACGAGAAAGATTGGATATAATAGCTGCAGTAACTCCATATATTGGCCAGTTTTTCTCTAAAGAACATGTTCGTAAAAATCTTCTTAAACAAAGCGAAGAAGACATTCTTCAAATTGATTCGGAAATAAATAAAGAAGCAGAAGCAGACAATGCTATGCAACAGATGCAACAAGCTCAACAAA